TAAAATTGTTAGTGTAAGCAAAAGTATAATCACCAGTGCCATTATCCGTTAAACTGCTTACATTAAAGCTGTCAAGAATAGCAGCAGTTCCGTCACCTTTCCAATTACACCAAGCCTTTGAAGCACTTTGTTTAGTCAGCGTAACAGGGCCAGTGCCAGCCGTATTACTTATCGTTGTAACTCGTATCTCAGACAATGGACAAGTTCCCCCCTGTTGTGATGGTGATCGTTTTTCCGCTTGCCACGGCAAGAGGTCCGGTGCAGGAGGCATTCTCCGTTGCGTCTATTGTAACGTCACTATTCAGAGTCTGCTCGTTAATTCGAAAGATATCACCGCCAGAGTTGGTTTGACCAATCTCACCGCGTTCACCTTTAAACAAACCACCAACGGTATTTGCTGCGGGAACAATACTAGCTGCGGGTGGACCTAGATGCACAACGTAGATGTTGTTCGTGCCTGTGGGCGGTGCCGAAGTAAAAGCCAGTGTAGTGCCTGTACAAGCATATGCAACCGCAGGATTTTGAACAACGTTCTCTACAACCACTCTAAGAGCGTTGTTATTACCCGCTTTAGACAGTGTGAAATCTGTGGTAGAGCCATCACCACTGAAAGTATCCTTCGTGGTGCTTGTGTATGCTGTGGCAGGTCCGTTACCTAAATATGGCATCTATACACTCCTATGAAGCAATCTCTAGAATACTCAAGATAGCATCGACTGACGATGCTGTATCCGATACGACTTTAATTTGATCGTTATGCTCCATAACAATCTTCTGATCCCCACCAATTGGAATCAACGCACCACCGCTTGGGATCGGTGCGTCTTTAATAATATGGATTGTATCGCCAGCTTGCGTGTTCAAAGTTACAGTTACAGTTATCTGAGAAGCTGTTACATTAGCCAGAGCCAAACCAATCGCTGTAGTTTGAACATCCAGAAGAACTTGATAACCCCCAATCGCTGTAGCCGTAGTGCCTATGCTTGCTGAAATCTTTCGTTTAAAGGTGTTTGTTGCCATCTAACTATCCTAACGCAATTGATAATGCGACAGCAGTACCCGCCGCGTCTACATTTAAACCATTCTGAGCTTTGACCTGTGCCGCAGCGTTTACCATGCTTAACTCAGTCAGATTGGTCACTGATCCACCTGTAATCTCAGGGTTTGACATTGCCAGAGTGTCGCTCAAGCTTATCATATTTGCTCCTGATCCGCCACCATCACCGTATACAATACTTACTTTACCTGTTCCGGGCACTGTAACATTGGTTCCGCTACCTTGTGTAACAATTATGTTTCTATCAGCAGTTAGTGAATTTTTAAAGATAAAAAACGCCTGAGTTGTGTTTGGTGCTATTGTTAGCGTAACATCGCTGCCAAGATCTGAACCAGAATCTACGAACTCAATAACACGATACATACCGTCTGACGCATTGCTCGCTCCAGAAGAAGGAGAGCTTGGTCTAACCGTTAATGTATGTGTTGCACCGGATACCGTTACGCTTTTATATCCAGCCAACCGATCAAATATATCAAAATTATGGTTTGTCGTTGTACCCCATGTACCCGATTGCTCACCAGTACCCGGTTTTTCAATCGCAAAGTTTGTTGTGTAACTACTCGCCATGTATTTCTCCTATGCTACGTCTTTCCATGCTGGTGCTTGTAAACGATCACCGGGAACAAAACCTCTAGGCGCTCCTTCAGGCTCCTTATAAGAAGGGCTAGATAGCGGATCGCCGGGTTGTGTGCCGGGTACAGGCGGCTGAAAATTCGGAACTTGATCTGGAACAACTTGACCATATACCCTAACATTCCCTATGTCTCCTGTTACTTCTTCGCCAGTTACGATAGCATCTGCGTTTGCTTGTACCGTTACATTACCAACATTTGTGCTACTAGACAATCCCGTTGTTAAAAACTCTACAGAAATACCAGCAATGACGGTGCCGACATAACCACGAGCCTTTTCTAAGGAACTTATAGGATCAGTCTCTATACTTACATTCGCAGCAGCAGTAACGGTAGCTGTGCCTACCGAAGCTGTGCTTGTTTCGCCCGTTGTAACAACATTACCAGCGGCGTCTATCGTGACACTACCAACGCCGCCTGTGGCAGCGATACCTGTCTCTGGAACGTTGGCTGCACCTGTAACCGTTACAGAATCTAGCCCACCAGTAGCAGCGGAGCCTGTAGCTCCAACGTCTGCATTCGCGGCAACTGTTACGCTACCAACAGAAGCTGTGGAAGATAAACCTGTTTCTGGGACAATCGCATCACCGCTAATCGTTGGTGATCCTACCGCTCCCGTACCCGCAGATCCCGCTGCGGAAATATTTGCTGCACCTGTGGCAACGACAGAACCTACAGAGCCTGTGCTTGTAGAGCCTGTAACCCCTACATCAGCAGCAGCCGCAACGACAACAGAGCCAACGCCACCTGTAGCCGCCAGCCCTGTCTCTGGAACATTAGCTTCTGCAACAACAGAAACAGATCCAACCGCACCTGTCCCTGCCACCCCCGTAACAACAACTGGAATGGGTCCGCCCCAAGTCCCTTGGGACCATGTGCCTCGCTCCCAACCCGAAATTGCTGCCATAGGACTTAACCTTTAGGCGATACGGATAATAGCGTTACTCGCGTCCGCTGTTGGGAACTGAATAGTAAAGTCACCAGCAGTCGATGTCTTATCGCCACCAAACGCCAACACAATTACCGCTGCATCTGATGCACCGTCATTATAAATGACTGCCCCGTTTGCTGTAATTGTCGCCGTTGAAAACGTTAAATCAGAGAAATCAGTGATCGCAGTTGTGCCACTTGTACTAGGATCTACTCTTGTTAGAGCCGCACCGCCAGCGGTATAACCTGTGCCACTTACTTCGTTTGAAGTAGAATAAGCCGTTGTAGCCGCACCTAATGATGCAGATGAAGTAAACAGGGCAAGTTTAAAAGTACTACCCCCTGAGTTTTTAAAATTATGCACTCCTTCAAGAAGTTCTTTCTTGAAAGACGTACACATTGCTTGGGTGATCGCCATGTTATAATCTCCTTATTGCATCAGCCAGTTCTGGGTGCCCCGCATCTTTAAGGGCATTATACACGGTTGTGCGGTCACTGCGAATAGCTTCGCGCATATAAAATGCAACCACTTTTTCCATGTGCTTTTGGAACGCCTTTGCTTGATCTCTGATAGCGGGATGTGCGTTATCCGACACGCTAATCAGCTTTTCTACACAGCGTTCTGCAACTTCATCGGGAGTAAACCCTCGATTGTTAGTTGTTTGTACATTAACGATAGGATCGTCTGGTACTTCAAAGTTTAATTTAAACATTACGTTTTGTTCCTAATAACTTTACCTACACGATAATCTTGCGTGGTTTCTTTTGCTTCACCTAGCATTTTAAGACCTGTTAAAGCTTCAGTAAACCTTTGATTATACTGAGCCATGATATCCTGCTCACCTTTCATAAAGATGTATGCTTCTACCAATGAGCCATACAACAGAGAAAGCTCGGCATTTTCACTTAACCACGATGTATCCGTTCCTGCACCAGACGTTAAACTAGCAGGTCTAAACATGTACTGAACTTCCACATCGTATGCTACGTCTGGCGTTGGAGCTAAAATAAAGTTACCTACGTCAAACTGAGCATAGTATCTTGGTTTACCTCGAACAGTATAATCTGGGTGAAAGGTTTCAATAAAAGATAGATCTTTAAACTCTAGATACTCTTTTTCATAGTCTCCCGAAGTCGTTCCTTTATAAATACTTACGGAAAAAGGAGCTAAGAAGTCACTAGGTGCACCAAGATACTGATTGCCAGCAGCCATTGCACCAACCTGATTACGCATAAATAAATTTAACTGCACATTTTTTAATATGCGTTCTTCAGCAGCCCTGATAAAGATAGGAAGATTGTTTACGAAAGTCGTCTCCGAGTTTTCCGTATAATCTTGAATTGCTTGTTTTAAACCGTCGTATGTAAAAGCCATTATACTACCACCGTAACTGTTCCAACAGATCCTGTAGCAGAACTACCTAAAGGAATTGGAGGAATAAATACATTAACTGTTCCAACAGATCCTGTAGCTACAAGATCATTTTCATCTATTATGCCGGGAATTTCTTTAAAACCAACAGGATTAAACCCATACTGAAAAGCTCTTTGCTCCGTTAACCCGGTCTCTGGTCTAG